CGTTTCAGCTCCTCCGCGGTGTCCTTCGTCCACGGATGATTGGCGACGATGGTCTCTTTGCTGATGATGCCCACCGACGCGCGGCAATCGTTAATGACCTCGGATTCATTGACAGGCGTATCGCGGTTGAAGATAAATTCGACATCTCCGCTATCCTGCCCGCGCATGCCGAGATACACGCGTACAAACCACATCAACTGTTGCAGCGCTGCTTGAAACTCGAGTTCCATGCCATCAGCGTCGAGGTCGATGTCGCTGTAAATCGAGCGGATATTCATCTGATTCGGCTGATTGCTCATACGCTCGTCTTTAGCGTCGAATCCGCGCCCGTTCTCGATGATGGCGCGACGCAGCATCTTGACGATCGCCTCGTAATTGGCGGCATTGACTTCAACGGTCAGCGTCTTCACACCGCCCCTGCCGCTGTCGCTGTCCGTGCGCACTTTGACCGCACCGTAAGCGATGAGATTACGCCGAAAGTCCGCAAGATCCTCCCCGTCGTAGTTCTCGATGACAAGAATCGTATGCCGGACATCTTCCTGCATGTTGTCGGCGAAGTTACTGACGAGCGTGTTCAGAGCATCCTGCAAGCACTTGACGCGGCAAATGAGAGGAATCTCCTTCGCATTGTACTTGAACGCGATCAGCGGGACGCGTTCCCAGTTCATGGGCTGTCCGTCGTATGTGATGTAGCTCTCCGGCTCCTGCGTGTCTGCGATAAGCTGCTGCGCATCCGTCCAGATGTACCGCCGTACACCGTCCGTTGTGTAGTGCTCCGCGCGCCATATTAGTTTAGGCTGTGCGCCCTCGTAGACGTACGTCGGATAGATACGAAGGAATGAATCGAGCTCCTCGTGGTCTTCATCGCGCCAAAACGGAAGAATTTCCTCGGGATTGAACCGTTTGAACTTCAAGACACCGTCCGACACGTACGGATGCAGATACCCGATGCCTGCCGTCATGCTGTCCGAGCCGATATTGCGCAATCGGCGGTGAAACGTCGTGTCGAACACCGGTCGAAGCGCCTCTTTAAACGCCTCATCCTCCGTCTTGACCTCAATCGGCTTCGAGAGCAGATAGTTGACCTTCTGATCGACCAGCTCCGCAAAGCAGTTGTCACATAACCGACTGTTCGGCAGATTCGTCACGGTGCGCTCTCTGCCGCCCTCACCGATGGCCGTGCGCTGCTTATCGCAGATGTCCTGCATGCCGTCATAGTAGCGTCTGCCTGTCAGCATGTTCTCGCGTTTTTTCGATGCGAGCCATGCGCGAATCTCAAGCTCGAGAAATTCGGTCTCCGTGATTCCGCTGCTGCGCGGCCAACGGATCAGCCCGCGGAAAAAGTCTCGTATATTCGTTAAACTAAACATAAAATCACCTCCTCTATTGGAAACTGTACGTATCCCCGCGGCCTATCTTCTCGGCGGTGCCTGTCAGCGCATCCGGCGCGTCGTCGTGCTTGTTTTTGCCTTCGCGCTGATACTTCATGAGCGCGTCGTAAAACTCCGGCCACCGGTCGCGCCAGTTCGCGGGGAAATATATATGCTCCATACACCACGTTGCATTGGACAGGATACGAGCCGCCTTGTTCCGCGACTGATGAAAGGGTCGAATAACCGTTTGATTACCTGCATGCGTCTCCCGCAAATGTCGCTCCACCGACCGGGCAAATCCACGCCCGCCCGAATTTGATTCGATGTCGGCGACGTTCACATGGTCAGCGGCAAGCATGCGCGCTGCGGCAGGCTCTGTGACCTCCATCGGCTCTTTCGTATAGAGGACATTCAGCACATAGGCTTCGTGATTGTAGACGCCGTAGTTGATGCTGCACAGATAATCCTCGCCCGTGTCTGCGGTATCAGTGTAATTCTTAATCGCCGTAAAGAGCGGATGCCCCGCATCGTCGCGCGGTACGTCTGCATAGGTCTTGAATCCGCTGTAGAGCCGTCCCTTTATATCGATCGGCTCTTGCTGATAGTTGGCGCTCGCGATGTCGGCGCCCATCGCACGGACTTTATCCTCGTAAGACTTGCGCGATAGGACTTCGTCGCACAGCATCGTGCCGTCGTCCTGCAAGGCCTTCATGGAGATATGCCGGATGCGACGGTCTTTGAACTCCTCAAGCACTCTTCCCGCGAGATCGTCCGTCGCCCAGCGCGTCATGATGACGATGATTTTGCCGCCCTCCTCGAGGCGTGAAAGCATTGTATTCGCGAACCATGCCCAGTGATTTTCCTTGACGTTCTCGTTGTATGCTTCCTCGGCATTTTTGATAATGTCGTCGATGAGGAGTAGCGAGCAACCAAAGCCCGTTGCCGTGCCCGTGGGCGATGTGGCAAGATAGTTGCTGTGCCCCCCTTCAAGGCTCCATAGGTTCATCGCACCGTCGCCCTTTTTGATTGCAACGCCGGGAAAGACGTCAGCATAAACAACCCGCTCCGCATCTGCCTTAACCTCCGAGATGCTGTTGCGGACGTTCTTCGAGAACACGGTCGAAAGCGTTTCGTTATATGAGCCGGTCATGATCTTCTCCTTCGGATTTTTGCCGAGTACCCACTCGACGAACATGCACGCCGTTCGGCTCTTTCCGTGGCGCGGCGGCTCGTTGATGACAAGCACCTCGTCATCGCCCTCGTAGAACGCTTGAAGCGCATCGCACATGTCCTTGAGGTGCCGACGTTCGGGCTTGTAGAAGTCGGGGGCTTTGAGGCGACAATAAGAAAAGAACTCGCGCCGCGCAAGCTCCAACATCGCTTGATACCGTATGCTATCCATCGCGAATCAACTGCCGCAGTTCGTCTGTCGAAAGTCCTGCAAACGGATTCGCAGCGACCGCTGTCTGCACGTCGAGCTTGTCGGTAAACATGCCCATGTGCCGCCCAAGGAGTTCAAGGGCTTTGAGCTTATCGCACAGCTTGAGCTCCACACCATTGGCGCCCTGCTTAATTCCCGCAATGGCGGCCTGCTGGTCGGCGGTGAGCTCCGACGTGTGCTTGACCGTGGCGCAGTCAACGGCGACGCTATTGCCATCTCCCGCATCTACTTCGCGTTTTTCGACCGTCACGAAGTCTGCGGCATTCGCAAACGCGAGGCGGGCGAGTTCCTTGACGACACGGTCCTGCGTGACTTCCGTTCGCTTTTGACGTTCTGCCATGCGTCGCTGAATCTCAGCTGCAATATGAGGTTTTTCAAGGTTTTCTGCGCCTATCGCCGCAGCCGTCTTCTTACTATAGCCGGCTCTTATCGCCGCTTGTGTCGCATTCAAATCGACAAGATATTCCTCGATAAAGCGCTTCTGTTTTGCTGTCAGCCTCATGCTCACCCTCCTTTCATTCATCAGAAAAGCCTCCACGCATTCGTGAAGGCATAAGAAAAGCCGCTTCATTATTTAAGCGGCTATAACCTATATTTTTTCAATAATTGGACTGGTTGTATAGATTTGTTTCAAACAATCTAAACCTATAAGATGTGGAGTGTCGTTACTACCCTTCCGATGATCTTGCAAATATCTCGCAAGAGCTTTCTTCAATCTTACAAAATCATCTTCATTCTGTACGCCGATATGATGTAAAAATCTTATCAAACCACAGGCGTTCTGTATGTCCTTCCATGTTCGTGGGCTATCATCTTCTTTTACAAATATAGTAGCGACATAGTCTTTTGATAGACGGACATGCCCGCAACTTTTACAAAGAATACTAATGCCACCAGAACCTTCCCGAACTACCCCGGGCCTGCCTCTCCCTTGATCATCTAATTCTCCCATACATATTGGGCACACCGTTTTCTAGCCTCCCATCACTTTATTCCCATAATCGAAATAATATCTTCTTCTGTTAATTGATGAAAATTAGAGCTTTCTACTTTTACTGTTTCATATACATTCAGCATTCTCGTATATGTATCTATCGTTCTACAATGTGAATTCAAGTCCCTTTTCCGAAACTCATTATATCTATTTAAGTCTTGAATAATAAAATTTGCTACGTTCATATATACACATTCGTTATTCCCATCAAACCCTGCAAATTCGACCTTAAAGGGGGCAATTTGTTGATTTACATTCATTTTCTGCGCATCATCTAGAGATTTATAAGAAGATTCAAGGGCTCTCCACATTTCTAAAATAGCAAAAACTTTATCTTTTACAGATTCATTTTCAATACCATCAGGTATATCTACTATATTAGGAATCGCCCAAGTATTCCCTGTACTAATAGCTTGTCGTATTGGATTCACATCTATTGAGTTTTGTATATTCGCTCTTTCATAAATATCACACAGCATTAACAAGATAAGTTTCTCACCTTGTGATAATTTCATAAAACTTCCCCCTCTACCTTTACTTTAAAATCTACACTCTTTACATATGATACCATATTACACATTAAATACAATCTATTTTTTCTCCACATGCTATTTTTACGTAGATACAAAAACCGCCTAGACATTACGTCTCAGCGGCTTCATGTGTGACAGTGCATACAAAAAGCGCCCTTTCGGACGCTTATCGCAGCTCGCTATATTCTCACGCTACCATCATACCACATTTTGACGGCAAAAAACGGAACAAAAACGGAACAAAATGTCCGTGAAAATGTAGTCGATTTTCAGAAAAAAGTTATCCACAAGAATAAGGCTATTACACAATTTTTCTCGTGTAATAGCCCCTTGTAGAATTTATTTGTTCTTTTTAGTTACTGATGAAGGCGGTGCAGGTGGAACTGAATTTGCAGGAGTTAGCTTTACAGGCCTACTATTCCCGACTACTTGACCTTTTTTCAAGGTATCAAATTGTACACCTTCTGTTAATGGTATTTCTTTTTTCGACATAAAATTCACCTCTTCTCAAATTAACTCAATAGTTAAGTTCTCCATTTTCCTAGGAATATAAAAAACTTCTGAGGAAAACAACGATTTCCCGTATTCATTATACACCGTTACATCTTCTAAAACTATACCATCACGTTCATTTGCATCGGATGTAGAAATAAGTCGTCCTTGATAAATCAGTCCATTTTCTCTATCTCTAATCCTTATCCATGATGGTTGATATATTGCTATACAATTAGCCCATGCATCTATCTCTGGAAATTTGTTTGATATTTTAAAAAAACGAGATATTTTATACAACCACCGATCATTAATCCCCTTAGATACCAATGCACCTAAAAACAATGAAGATATTGACGCTATAAAAATCTCATTCAAGTTTATTGGTGTATCTTTATTCACTAAATTGGTGATAAATTGCGCTGGGACAACTCCGCATTTTTTGCTTAATACTTCACTCAATATCATCCACGGCATATAACTAAGAAAACCTAAAAGCAATGAATATACTATCCAATGCCGTGTTTTCGTCGCTTTATGAATCGTTAAATTATCCACTATAATAAATGCTATTATCCCCGGAATGAATAATAATGTCATTCTAAAGGTATAGTCTGTAATACTCATTAGTTCCCCCCTTATTTATTTTAATTATACTATAACAGGCTCTTATTTACAACATTTTTCAAAACACAAACCTCATCTGCCTCGGCCCAATATATATCCCAAACACCATATAGGCAACCTCGCGGAGCGCTCTGCCGCCTCTATCCCTCGCCCACTTCTCCGAGCAAAAATGCCTGTCTCCGAGCGCTTGCCAACTCTCCCCGTTGATATAATGCCCGCGTACGAGATCGCAGTCTAGTTCGCTCACGCCATCAAGCGCCCGATCAATCTTCCGCAAGATGCGCTCGAGTTCGGCCTTCTCTTGCCGCATCCGATCGATGCGTTTCTCTGTCTTTATCCTGCGGTCAGCAGCCGCTTCTGTGACGTTCAGCTCTCCTCTGCCGCCGCTGACAGCATCGTCACCATAGCGCACGCTCGAGATTGATTCACTCTCGAGGAGCATCTCCTGTGCATGGATTTCATCATCGAGGTTCTGCACAGCGATTTTAAGCTGATTGTATTTCTTTAAGTACTGCCGCGTCAGCTTGATGTAGTCGTACTCCCTCATGTGCTCCTCCGCTTAACAACGAGACAGAGAGCGCGAATCACTCCGCGCTCCTTGTATCCTACTCCTTTGGATTACTCCAACTCTCGCATCATGATCTCGATCCTCGGGCGCTCATCGTACCACTTGCCGAGCACCCCGTATCCGACGATCTGACTGTCGTCCTTGTACCACACGCCCTTGAGTGCATCCTCGACCCCTTTCAGCACGTTGGACACGTCCGGCTTTGTCACCGGTCGAATCTGCCCCGCCTTTGCCGCCTCGCGCTTGTATTTTGGCATCCCTTTTGGGATGGCACGATAGATACGTAGGGAGAACTCGATTGCACCCTCTACGGGCGATTCCGGGGCGTGCTGCGCCGCAATCATCCGCACATAGCTCTTGTAGTCGCGGCTCTTTGCTGGGTCATACGCCTTGACAAATCCGCCTTGTCTCGAAAACCGAGGACGCCCCTGTGCGACCGGTGCACCGAGGATGACAGCGGTATAGGTACTCAAAACGGAATGTCAGAGTCGGAGGCGTCTCTGCTCCCATCAAACACGCCCTGCTGCTCGGAAGATCCTGCGGAGCTTGTACCGCCCCCCTTGCTGTCGCAGAACTCCATGTATGTAACGACGACCTCCGTCACATATCGTTTCGTTCCATCCTGAGCATCGTAGCTTCGCGTCTGAATGCGCCCCTCCACTGCGATCTTCTTCCCCTTCGTACAGTGGTTGCCGATGATCTCCGCCGTCTTTTCCCATGCAACGCATTGAATAAAATCTGCCTGCTTCTCCCCGTTTCCGCGCCTGTCAATCGCAAGTGTGAATTTCGCGCACGCCTTGCCGCTCTGTGTGTATCTTACCTCTGGATCCCGTTCCTGCAGCTCTTTCTGGATTGCCTCTGCCGCTGCTCGATTATTCTCCTCGTCCCCGCTGAACGGATGGGACAGATAGTGCATCAACATTGTTTTTCACGCTCCTCTCATGCGCCAGTCAGTGGCCTGAATGTTGACCGGTACTGTCATTTCCGAAAGACGGCTCACGATGCGCCGCCCGAATACTGCCTCTAACTCCTTTCCTCCGCAGTTGGTTGTGATAATCGTCGGGAGCATGTGCTCGTATCGGTGGTTGATCAGCACGTAGATCATCTCCGGCACCCATGGCTTTGGATCCTCAGCGCCGAGATCATCAAGGACAAGTACCGCTGCATCTTTTGCGGCTGTCAAAAGCTCATCTGCCTTGCCATCCCGGAGGCTGAAACTTGCCCGCATTTTAGCGAGCAGGTCAGGGACTACCACGAACATTCCGGGGATCCCCGCCTCTGCAATCTCACGCAGAATCGACACCGCGAGGTGTGTCTTTCCGGTTCCACACCCGCCTTTGAGGAGAATGCCCGGTGTCTTGGGATCAACCTTGACGTTCTCGCAGAACTGTTTGCACGCTATGAGTGCATGCCTTGTGTCTAACGTCTGGCGAAACGTCGCGAAGCTGCGCGAACGGAACCGCTCACCAATGCCGCTGCTACCCATGAGTTTCGCAATCCGCTTCTGCTCCTGCTGCGCCTTGTGTTTAGGGCAAGCTGGGATGCAAGAGAGAAATGCGTTGCGGTATCTGAGATTCTGGAATTCATGCCCGTTGTATTTGCACTCATGGCAATCATCAACATGATACGGACAAGCCGCACAATCCGCATCATGCTCCTGCTTGATCTGCTCCGCCTCCGCTGCCATGAGGAGTGCCCGTCCGTTGCGGATCGCCTCTCTCGGTGCTCCAATCGTCCGCAGAATCTCCTTCCTCCGTGGTCGTGCTGCCCAGATCATCCGAGCCTCTCTTGACCGTATCTCCGTCAAGGTATGCAGCATACGCGGATTTCTTTGCGCCATCTCCTGCCATATGTTCTTGACCGCCGTTAATGCCATATCGTGCCCCGCCTTTCTTTAGCTCCGCCTTGAATCCGTCCCGCTTCCATCGCTGAAGAATACGGATGACGTACTGAATCGACCTTCCGCCGCTTGCAGACGCCTCCCGAATCGCCTCCATGCACCAGTTTTTCCCGTATGTGTCGAAGGCGTCGTTAAGCTGCTCCAGCACCATATTCCCCGCGAAAGGCTGGAGATTGTCACAAAAGGCTTTGACAACCTCCCCGAGATCCTTTTCTTCGGGAGTAGGATCACGCGCGTTAGCTGCAGCAGCATATATACTATCCTTACCTAACCTATCCTTACCTAACCTATCCTTACCTAACCTATCCTTACCTAACCTATGCCGTCCCATGGTTGTCCCATAGTTGTCCATCGGTTGTCCATGGGACGTCCCATTTGCGTCCCATGGTTGTCCCATTTGCGTCCCATGGTTGTCCTTCTTATTTTCGGGGCGAGGCCGATCGGCCCTCTGACGCGGCTCTATCAGCGGGGTTTCGGGCATGACCTGAAGGAGAAGATCTTTGTAAATGCTGTTCACTTTCCGGTCTGCCCGTATCTTGTTGTTCTCCTGCCAATCCAGGATATAAGTCACTAAATCCTCGTTGAGCACTTTGACAAATCCCTTCGCCGCCAGAAGCTTAAGATCATCCTCTGAGGCGTTGACCATCTGCATGATCGGGTATGCCTCGACAATGCCGTCGTCATCTGCTGCCATGCCGAGGTGGAAATAAAGCGCCTGTGTTGACCCCGGCATGCGGAGGAATCTTGCCGAACCGATCACCCGCTTAGAGAACATTCTTCGTTCTGCCATGTCATTACCCCGCAATCTGCTTCATGTTATTGCCGCTTCTGCGCATCGATACGATTCGAGCACTCGAATCATCCGGAGTTACGTTGCGTGGCCCAGGCTCAGCCTCGTCGGCGAAGCTGTCAAAAAGGTTTCCCTGCCCGCGGTGACCTTCAAGGTATCGGATCGCCTCTTCCTGCAGGTCTAACAGGTGATTTACTGTCTCATCGTCGAAGTATCCCGGCATTACTTTTTGTCCGCCGGTCTCCGGGAACTTGAAGAGTGGTGTGTTGATTGTCGTCGTTGTTCCGGAGTTCGGCATACGATACTCGCAGGTGATGATCGCGCCGTCATATCCGGCAGAATCTGTTGAATAGCTTACGCCCGTGGGAATAATTCGCACAGCGAACTGTCCGGGATCAATCTCAAGGATCTTGCAAATATCGATCTTTAGAAGCCCTAATATGCGCCAGAATCCCGGATCCGGTGCTTCCTCAAACTTTGACGTGTGCGAGCTGATCAGACTGTTCTCGTTCTCCTTCTTGTCATAGTCAAAAGCTAATTTCCCATTCCTGACCTTGATCTTTTTGATTGTGATGTCCATGATTTTCCTCCTTATGCGATGTATACCTCCGCGCCCGTCTCCTGCTGCACCTGACGCTTGAAGCCTTCCGCGTCGCTGTTGCCGCCCGAGAGATGCAGGAGATATATCTGCCGCACCGCGCTCATGTCGTTTGCTCGCAGGAACTCAATGAAGTTCTCAAGACTCATGTGCGACTTGACGAGGCGACGGGCGAGCGTCCGGTCGAGCTTCCCTTCCTTCACGCGGCGGTCGACGATCTCGTAGGAATGGTTGCACTCCACGAGGAGAACCGTGCAGGGCGGGAAACGGTAGCGCAAATAGTATGTGTCCGTGGCATAGAGCACGCGGTCTTCTCCGTTGTCGAGCAAAAATCCCAGCGGCTCTTTCGCGTCGTGCTGCACGCCAAACGCGGTCACGTTCCAGCTGCCGATGCGCATTGTTTCTTTGTCCGCGATGATTTCCACACACGGTTCACGTTCCACCTGCAGCGCCTCTGCCGTACCCTTGCTCATGCAGCACGGCACGCCGCGAAGCAAAAGGTCTTTGACCGCCTTGCTGTGATCCTTGTGTTCATGCGTGATGAGACAGGCTGCAACGGACGAGAGCTTAAAGCTCAGGTGCCTTTGTATCTCCCGCAAGCCGACGCCGCACTCCAAAAGAATCTGGGTGCGGCCATCGTCCACGCGATAAAGGTTACCTGCCGAGCCGGAGGCGAAGCAGTCGATGGAAAGCATCAGAAGCCCGGCTCCGCGAGCGCGCCATGTGCGTCATCAGCGGCTTTCTCCTGCGTTGCTTTCGGCGCTGCGACCATTTCCTTGGACACTTCCATTTCCATCGCCTGTGCTGCTTTCTGCGGCTCTGCGATCTGTGGGACAAGCTCCTCGGTATTGGCTTTGTGGCGGATTTCCTCGACGGGCTTTTCTACGACGTCCCTCGCCGTGACGTCGATGGTATCCGTTACTTCGTCGACGGTCTGCAAGCCCATCGAAAGCTCAGGAGCGGTCGTGCGAATGAACCACGCCGCTGCACGATAGCGGAGCATCTGATCCGGCATCGTCTTCCACTTGCTGCCATTCTTGCCGTACCAGCCTTCGTCTTTGGCAATCTTAATAGTGACTTCGGGGCCTTTGAGGATTTCGCCCGTAGACTTCTCCTTCGCCATGGCGATGATCCCCTGCGTATCCGTCCCCTTTTTGCCCGTTTCCTCGTAATGGATGGATTCGTACCGGCCGCACTGGTTGAACATGGCGATCATGAATTTGCTCGACCAGCTTGGCGTACCGTAGACAACGTAGAGGTTCTGCATGACCATGAGCGGGTCTGCACAGAGCCGCTGTGCCATGTTAAGGGCGATGACGCAGTTGCCGAAATTATCTTTGCCTTGAAACTGTGTCGGCACCAAGGTAGAGCTGGCGAACATGTTCGCCATGCGCTGCAGGAGTGCGAAACCCTCCGCGCTCTGGAACCCTGCAGTGACCCCCATGGGGGCGTTCGTGATTGTCTGCACTTCGTTTGCCATTTTCGTTTCCTCCGTTTCCTCCTATTAGGCTGCCGCCTGTTCCTTGTCCTTGCGCACAATGCGCAGCTTCTTGTCGTCGGCGCTCACGATGAGCCGGATGATCTGCCCATCCAGTTCGGGAAGCTCCGTGATGCTCTCGCAGTTATCGACGAAAATCGGCGTTGTCGTGCCATAGTATTCGCTGAGCGTCTGGATGATGTCGAGGCCGACCTTAATCTCTTGGCTGTTGCTCATGCGCTCCACGCCGTCGTAGAGGACGCTGCAGCACTCGCTCACGCCGCCGTTGACCTGCGTCTCGAAGAGGCGGAACTCGGCGATGCGGAACTTGCTATTAATGCGCTCGTCGAGCATCTCGACCTTCGTCTTAATGAAAAGGTCGGTAAGGTAGAGGGCGTGTTCCATCTCCTCAAATGCGGCGGCAAGGTTCTTCTGCTCTTCCTGCAATTCTGCAATGCGGCTCAACCCCGTTCGGTGCGCCTGCAGTCCGGCAAGCTTTTCCTCTCGTGCGGCGATGTCAAGGTCGAGGGCTTTTTTCTCCGTTTCCAGCTTATGAGCTTCGCTTTCAACTCCTTTGGCAAGCTGCTCAATCTCGGAAATCAGCCGCTCTTTTTCCTGCTCCGCGCTCATGTATGCCGCATCCTTCGTGTAGTCGGCGATGTCCTCTTCTGTGGCTGTGAGAGCCGCTAAGGCTTCTTTCATCGACTGGATTCTTTCCTGCTTGCCTTCTGCCTCACCTTGCAGCCGCGCAAGTTCATCGCCGTATTCTTGGAGCTTGGCGGCAAGGCTCTTGCCTCGTGCGGTGATCTCTGCGAGGGTTTCGGACTTCTTGAGGTTGAAGTACGCCTGTGCCTTTTTGCGGGCTTCCTCGACCTTCTCCGCCGGGAGCGTCTGCCCGCAGGTCGGGCAGGCGGCGGCGATTTCGGCGGCAAATGTCTTGTTGTTTTCCGCGTGCCACTCTTCGCGCGTCTTTCGGATCGCCTCCCCCTTCGCCTCGATGTCGTCTTGCAGGGCTTCCATGCGTCCTGTCAAAATGGAAACACTGCTTTCCGCCCGCTGAATCTCTGTTTCCAGATCACCTCGCTTCTTCTGCTTTTCCAGTGCCGCCTTGTTGATCTCTCGGTCGTAGCGGTTCTTGACGGCGATCTGCCGGGCTTCAAGCTCAGCGATCTGTCTCTTTTTTTCAGCAATCGCCCCGCCCGCATGAAGCTCAGCAAGCTTTCGGGCAATGTCGTCCTTCTGCTTCTGTAGGTCCTGAATCTCTACGCGCAGCGGTTCTTCGACGATACCTTCAACGGCTGGAAGGCCGCGCTGTACTTCGTCGATGCGGACGGGGACTTTTTTAAGTTCGTCATTCGTTTTCGCTCGCTTCGCCTGGAGCATCTTGCGGTAATCCTCAATGGACTTACCATCCAGCATCTCCGGCAAGGGGGTCAGCTCTTCTTTCGCGGCGATGACCGTCTCATCTGGCACGTCTCCGCAAATTTCGAGGAGGATTTTCCGCCGCTCCTGCCAACTGAGTTGATTCTTGAAGTAAAGCGGATCGGTCAGGAGCTTGAAGCGTTCCTCTTCCATGAGGCCGCTGATACGCTCCATATACTCGCGCTTCTTCGCTGGTACGTCATCGATGAAGAAGTCTGTGTCATGTCCAGAAAAGGTCTCCGTCGCACTACCGCGCTTCTTCGTCCACTTCTCATGGAACACGCGCTTGAGTTTGACATGCGCACCGCCGTCGAGCAGAAGCACCGCCTCGACACTGTGATCTTTGCCGTTGTCCGTCTCCGAGCGCGTCTTGATGTCGTCGGAAAGCTCTCGTCCCTTGCTGTCCTTGCCGAAGAGCAGCCATGTGAAGGCGTCAAATGCAGTGGTCTTCCCCGCACCGTTCGCTCCGAAGATGTCGACGTCGGCCTCGTTCAGTACGATGTTCTGCGTCTGCGCCTTGAAGTTCTCATAAGTCAATCTAAGAAGCTTCATCTTGCTTTTCCCCTTTCGTTCGTGATATAATTCCGTTAGAATTCTTTTCTCGTGCGCTGAGAGCGGTGACCGTCGCTCCCAGCGCTTTTTTTCATTCGAGAACCCACAGCATGACCATCCCCATGAACGCCGTGAAAACGGCAATCACTGTCCAGCCCAGCTCCGTAAAGTACGGCAGTCTCATTCGTCTTCATCTCCTTCCTCCAAAATCCCATCATGCCGCAAGGCCTCCGCGTACCCGACGGTGATCATCTCCGCCGGAAGCGGGTTCATCTGCCGCCGGTCTGCATCGCACGCCCGTATCAGCATTTCCGTCCAATAGTTTTTATCCATCGCTTTCACCATCTCTAATTTCAGCATCCCAAATTCCCCATAATATCGCGAACCATGCCGCGAACCCAATCGCCCATTCCAACGCTGTGATCTGCCTCTGTCATTTACCCCACCCCCTCCACAGTCCAAACTCTTCTCCGACGTGGCCGCCCGCGCCCGCGTGCCTCACTCATCTGCTTCGCGTTCTCGACCATCGCGGCCGCCTGTTTTAAGTCTCTGTGCGATACTGCAACATCAGCGATCCATGAAAGCAGTGGCGGGCGAGCTACTTTGATGGATTTTCCCACCCAAAATGCCGGAAAATCGCTCATTCCGTGTTTCGCAGCATGTGCTAAGGCGCGGATCAATTCCCTGTTGACTCCCATATACGCCGCCGTCTCTTCGGCGGTAAGCGCGGCCTTTTCCCAGATTGGGATTAGCTCTTTTTCTATCTCATTCACCCCCTCTCACGCCGCCGGGTCGCATGTTGGTTGCCCCCTTTGGTTTATAACTTTTGTCACTTAACAAGTAACATTATCGGCAAAAAAAATATCCATGCAATCCTCGCGCGGAATCCGTAACACATCAATCATCATCTCAATTTCGTCAGAATCAAATACCCGCTTATCCATCTTATTGTAAAACGTCTTTGGCGTAACCCCTATCTTTTCAGCCATTTTCGCTTGGCTAAAACCGCGCTCTGCAAAAAGTCCTCTCAGCTTATTCGTATTGATCATAGTGCTCACCCCCTTTGTCACTTCCTACGTGACAATCATATCACGTTCGTTTGTCCCGCGTCAAGTAAAATTTTATAAAAATTTTTATTTATTGTTGCATGCCATGTGATTTCTGATATAATGCTTATAAAAGGAAGTGACGACATGCTGAAAGATAACTTAAAACGAGCCCGTCTTTTGGCCGACATGACATTGGACGACGTCGCGCAAAAGGTAGGGGTCAGCCGCCAAACAATCCAACGTTATGAGTCCGGTGTAATTCAAAACATTCCATCGGATAACATCGAAAAAATTGCAAAAGCGCTAAACGTGTCCCCGGGAATGCTTATGGGATGGGAAGAAAAAACAGTAGCCGGCACTTTCCCTCTTAATGACGTGAACCGTGTTCCTATTATCGGAACGGTACGCTGCGGCCCTGGAGGATTTGCTTACGAACATATAGATGGCTACATGATGATTGACGATTCATACAATCCCTCTGAAATGCGAGGATTTCGCGCCGAAGGAGATAGTATGATAGGCGACGGGATTTACAACGGCGACTTATGCTTGATACGGCTTCAACCGGAAGTGGGCGCGGGAGAAATAGCTGTTGTTGTCATTGATGGGGAAGAAGGCTGCCTGAAACACGTCACCATTGACAAAAATCACGGAGTAGTCGTCCTTTCTTCCAGTAATCCAGCATATCCTCAGCGAGTATTTACCGGCCCAGCTGCGAACGACGTGCGCATCGTGGGGAAACTCATTGAAGTGCGTCATAAATTTTGAAACGGAATCACCTGCATTTATTAAGAAAAAAGGAGTGTTTTCCCATGGATTTCATCGATCAACTCAAACAATTTTCTACCCGGATTGCTAAAATGAAAGACAGCATTCAGACGGAAGAAGCAACCAAGACGTCAATGATTCTACCCTTTTTCCAAATGCTCGGGTATGACATTTTTAACCCCCTTGAATTTGTCCCTGAATATACGGCAGATGTTGGGATAAAGAAAGGCGAAAAGGTCGATTATGCTATCATGGGTGAAGACCAGCGCCCGCTTATCTTGATCGAAGCGAAGTGCCATGACGAGGATTTGAATAAGCACGGATCCCAGCTATTCAGATACTTTAGTACAACTCCGGCAAAATTCGGCATCTTAACGAACGGAATCATCTATCGTTTTTACACCGACCTTGAAGAAAAGAATAAAATGGACGACAGACCCTTCCTCGAATTGAACTTACTGGACATCAAAGATAGCCTCGTTGCCGAACTAAAGAAGTTTCAGAAGACAGCTTTTGACCTCGATACAATACTGACGACAGCCTCAGAGCTGAAATACAACAGCCAGATCAAACAATTTTTGGCAAAACAGCTGGAGTCTCCATCCGATGAGTTTGTCACCTATATTTTGAATAATGTATATGACGGCCGCAAAACCCAGAAGATCATTGACGAATTTCGGGATACCGTGAAGAAATCCTTCGTCCAGTTTATCAACGAACAAGTCAATGATCGTCTAAAAACTGCACTCGGCTCAGAAGACTCCACTCCTGCGACAGACGGAGCCGTTTCCGATAAAGAGGATACTCCTGCCGAGCCTGTATCACGAATTGTGACAACCCAAGAAGAAATTGAAGCTTTCTTTATCATAAAAGCCCTTGTCCATGACTGCCTCGGAGAGCATGACATTACCCACAAGGACACAGAGACCTATTTCGGCATCCTACTTGACAACAACACACGAAAATGGATATGTAGATTACAGCTTGACGGAAAGAAAAAGCTCATTCTTCCGGACAGTAACAAAAAGTATGTGGCGTTTACCCTCGAATCGCTGAACGACTTGTATGGATACAAGGACGCACTGAAGAATGTTATAAAGCGATATACGGAACCGGCTCAGAACAGTACTGGATCTGAATAGATAGATAAAGCCTTTCGCCCGCTACAGCGGCGTGACACAGGAGTTTGTGGGGCTGAAACGCGCATAAAAAAACGCCCACGCACAGACGGCGCGGTTTCATATACCACATCGCATATTAAATTGACACCAAAAGAATTTATTGCTATAATTAATGCAGTGAAAGGATTTCAGCGTACGGCGCTGGTCGCGAGCCTCCATTGCTTATAGCATTGGGGGCTTTTAATTTGGCTTACGACAAACCGTTCAAGACCTACCAACAGCAAATACGCCACCTGATCGATGACTATGGGCTTATCATCAATGATGCTGCCTTTGCGGAGCACGCACTAAAAACGATGTCCTACTATGACCTCATCAACGGATATCAGGATGTCATGATGGTGAACGGACGATACCACGCGAATACCAGCATTGAGTTTTTATATACATTTCATTTGTTCGATAAGGGTTTTCAAAACATTATCTTTGCTCGGATTATGTTCATTGAGAATTATTTCAAGTCCCTACTGTCCCACTGTATTGCTGAAAATTTCGGCGTACATCAAAATGACTATCTCGATAAAAGGAACTACAATTACGCTTCCAAAAAAGTTATTTTCGTCGACGTAAAACGAGATATTGAGAAGGTATATACGCAAACCTACCCGCCAATTCCGACAAGGTTCTATCTCCAAAACCACAACCACATACCGCCGTGGATTCTGTTCAAGAATATTTCCTTCAGCAGCAGCATCAATCTTTTCCGCGTCTTGAAATCTCCACAAAAGAACGCCGTAGCGAACGAACTCATCCCCGATACAACGATTCTTCAATCGGAGAAAATTGACTTCATCATCGCAGGGCTGAACCTAATTCGCAAGTGCCGAAATTTGATTGCTCATAACCTCAAATTCGTCACGTTTCGAGGAAATGCAAAAGATACACTAAAGCCCGGCTCGCTTGCCTCGTTGCTGCCACAGACACTGACCGCGACAAATCAAAACTATCCCCGTCTTGGCAACAATGATTTATATGCGGTTTTCCTATTCATCTATCAGATTCTCAACACGTCTGATCTCCGTGCCCTCTTCATTGAAGACGTTACCCACTATATCGCTTCTCCGATGAATGGGAATGTCGCGTTGTTCGACCAATATGCCAGTATCACAGGGCTTCCCCGCGACATAATTGATCGGTGCGAGAAGATCGTCCCATAAATAAAAACCGCCCACCGTGCGCCAACACGATGAGCGGCGAAGCAAGCAATCCCGAAGGATATACTCGCCGTAGCAAGCCAAGTATATCACACTTCCGGGTTGTTTGTCACATCCGCAAACACTTCGGAGGTGTTTTATTATGCCAACAAAACGAAAAGACGGGCGCTACCAATCCAGTGTCATGCTTGAGAACCCCATCACAGGCGAAAAGACAAGGCGCTATTTCTACGGGTACACGCTTCAGGAACTTGAGACGGAGCGCCGGCGCATACTTAATATGAACATCTCGGACTTTCTCTTGGTCGAGACGTTTCACCGCTTCGCCGATGACTTCATCGTCATGAAGCGAGACGTGGACAAGTTAGAGGCTTCAACACTCACCACTTATCAAGGCTTTCTCGTCCGCCATATCCTGCCGAACATCCCCGAAAACATGAAGATCACTGACGTAAAGCCGGCCCTCTTGAAGCATATCCTCAGTAAAATAGAAGGTGACCGGACACGTCAGGCGGTTTATACGTTGCTCCATTCCATCTTCAAAGCTGCAAAATTTGAACGCCTGATCGAAAGCAACCCGATGGAATACATCCGCAAGCCAAAGCACAAAGCAACGGCTGCAGGCATCGTTACGCCGGAGATTTATCACGCACTCCTTGACGCGATCCGCGGATCGCAGGTGGAACACCTTTTCAAATTTGCTTGGGACACGGGGCTGCGCCGGGGTGAGATCGTCGCGCTCCGCTGGTCAGACTTCGACGAAAAGGCGGCGCTCGTCCATGTCTCCAAGGCACGAAAACGGGCATCAGGGGAATACGAAGGCGCGACCAAGACAGCGTACAGCGCCCGCACAGTTACGATGTCACCGGTCGCCGTGCAGAACCTCCTCGCGTGGAAAAAGAAACTCGTGAAAACCCTCCTGCGGCAGGGCATCCCTCTTACGAAGGACGACTATATCTTCCGCTCCCTCAAAGATGATGAGAAACCCATGCGGCTGGACACAGTGACGCACGCCTTCGCCGATCTCAAAAAACGACTGAATCTGCCACAAGATTTACGGTTTCACTCGTTCCGGCATACCCACGCGACGCTGCTCGCTGAACAAGAAATCAGCGCGAAGAAGATCCAAGTGCGCCTCGGCCACGCCTCCGCCTCTTTTACGCTGGATCGGTATATCCACAACACGGAGCAGATGCAGAAGGGAATCACTGAAAAAGTGGTCAAGTGCGAAGAAAAATATGGGCGCTGACATCCATGATGTCAAAATTGATGTCAAAATAAAAAATACATAAAAAGGGGGGCCCCGAAAACAAACGCGAGACCCCGCGCGAAC